ATTAAAAAACTACACCCAAGTGCGGTGATCCCAGAATATGCCAGACAAGGTGATGCTGGAATGGATTTAACAGCAATTGACGTAGTAGCGGATGGAAACACTTTAACTTACAAGACGGGTCTGGCAATCGAGATTCCCTTTTGGCATGTTGGCTTGTTGTTTCCACGCTCATCTGTATATAAGACTGGACAAAGCCTTACTAATTGTGTTGGTGTAATTGACAGTGGTTATCGTGGCGAGATCATGTTAAAATTTACTTTATCTCCTTATGCAAAAGAATATGAATTTATAATAGCAAAAGATAGTATTCAAACTATTTTTGAACCAAGACCTCAACTCGAGACAAATTTCAAAAATCAAACAGGAAATAATGTCAGAGGTCAAGTAGCAAAAGGATAAAAATGATGAAAGATATGACAAGTGATATTTTAGCAAGTGTTGTTGCACATGCAGACGGACACATTGCAAAGCATAAAACAAACGTTTTAGTTCAATGTAAAAATTCAGTTGGTGTTGGAGAACATTCAGACCACATTGAAACAATTGAAAAAGAATTAGAACAAATTGCACACTATCAAGATATCAAAGATATGGTGCAAAAACATTTTTCAGATTATACCGATAAGTCCCTTCTAAACGAATAGTCTTTGTAGTATAATAACTACATGGATTTTTACACAAACGTTTGTCGCAGTCGTGACAAGATTCTAGTTCAAGGTTATCAAGGCAATGTAAAGAAAAAGATTGCTGTAGCTTATAGACCTAAACATTTTATTCTTTCAAAACGAGGTCAAACTCCTTACAAATCGCTTGATGGTCGACCACTTGAAGTTGTCGAACTCAACTCAATGGGCGGTGCAAGAAAGTTCCGTGAGAAATATGAAGGTGTTGAAGGCTTTGAGATTCATGGTTACGACAGATATGTCTACACATATATCTCAGATAAGTTTCAAGGCGACATTCAGTGGGACTTCAACAAAGTAAAGATTGCAACACTTGATATTGAGTGTGAGTGCGAAGATGGTTTTCCAGAACCAATGCTCGCATCTGAAAAAGTCAATGCGATCTCAATCAAACCATTCGGTAAAGAAACAGTTGTCTTCGGTATTGGACCATGGGATCATGGCAGAACAGATGTCATCTATGTCGAATGTAAAAACGAATTCGATCTCTTACAAAAGTTTATCAAATACTGGCGAACAGAATGGTTCGATATCATTACAGGTTGGAATGTAAACTCATTCGATATTACCTATCTTTGTAATCGTATCGACAGACTCATGGGCGAAGATGAACATCGTAAACTTTCGCCATGGGGTCAATCAAATGTTCGTGAGTTCACAACACAAGGTTATCAGAAACAACAAGTCTTCGATCTTCTAGGTGTCAACATCATCGACTATCTAGAAATGTATCGTAAGAAAACATTCGTCAACCAAGAATCATACAAGTTAGATCACATTGCACAAGTAGAACTTGGTAAAGGTAAACTTGATTACTCAGAATATGGTTCACTTCATACATTATACAAACAAGATTATGCAAAGTTCCTAGAATACAATGTTCGTGATGTTGTTCTTGTAGAAGAACTTGATAACAAACTCGGTTTCATGGAGTTGGTGATGTCTCAAGCCTATACTGCAAAGTGTAACTACTCAGATACATTTGGTATGGTGAAGTATTGGGAAACTATCATCTACAACTTCTTAAAAGAACAAGGTATTCAAACACCACCACAAAGACTCAAGACAGGTAACGATAAGAACAAACCTATTGCAGGTGCATTTGTAAAAGAGCCACTTGTCGGTGGTCACAATTGGGTGATGTCGTTTGACTTGAACTCACTGTATCCACATATCATCATGCAGTACAACATTTCGCCTGAGAAACTTGTCAAAGGCAATCGTCAAGATGTAAACATCGATAGACTGCTTGATAAGAAATGTGATCTATCATATTGTAAACAAACTGATACATGTGTCACACCAAACGGTGTACTTTTCTCTCGTGACAAACAAGGCATGTTTCCTGAACTCATGGAAACTTTTTACGAAGAGCGTAAAGAGTGGAAGAAAAAGATGATTGAGTATCAGAAAGAGAAAGAGAAAACAAAAGATGTCAAACGCCTACGAGAACTCGACACACTGATCAAAAGGGCATACAACAATCAACAAGTTCGTAAGATCGCCTTGAACTCTGCTTATGGTGCAATGGCGAATCAATACTTTGCCTTCTTCTCTATCGATCTTGCAGAGGCAATCACAATGTCTGGTCAGTTGATCATCAAGTGGGCAGAGAAAACAGTCAACGAATATCTCAACAAGATTCTCAAGACAGAGAACGAAGATTATGTGATCGCAATCGATACTGATTCTGTTTACATTACAATGGATAAGTTCGTCAATCAAATCTTTCCCGAAGATGCACCAAAAGAAAGGATCATTGACTTCTTAACGAAGGCAGAATCAAAGATCGAAGAGGCACTTGCATCTGGATTTGTTGATCTGGCAGAATACACAAACGCCTTCCAACAAAAGATGGAAATGGGCAGAGAAGTGATTGCAGATCGTGGCATTTGGACTGCCAAGAAGAGATACATTCTCAATGTTCACGACAATGAAGGTGTCAGACTGGCAGAACCAAAACTCAAGATGATGGGTATCGAAACTGCAAAGTCATCAACGCCTCAATGGGTTCGTGATAAGTTATCAAAGGCACTCGAAGTTGTAATGCGAGGTACAGAACAAGAACTATGGGAGTTTGTCGAAACTGCAAGAAAAGATTTTCGTAATCTTCCACCAGAACAAGTTGCCTTCCCTAGAGGTTGTCGTGGTCTATTTCAATACAAAGACTCAACAAACATTTACTCAAAGGGTACGCCAATACATGTTCGTGGTTCTCTTCTCTACAATCATCTACTCGTAGAAAAGAATCTTGATATGAGATACGAACTCATCAAGAATGGTGAGAAGATTCATTTCACATATCTAACCATGCCAAATCCAATCAATGAGAATGTCATTTCATGTACAAGTGCATTGCCAAGAGAATTCGATCTACATCGTTTTGTAGATTATGATATGCAGTTTGAAAAGTCATTCATCGAACCACTTAAAGTTATTGTCAATTTAATTAATTGGAATGTAGAACCAGTCGCTAGCCTAGATTCATTCTTTGGATAAATAGATGGCATGGATGACAATGACATATTAGAACGCATAGAAAAACTCGAAAGAGATTCTCACCCACCCATAGGTTTGTGTGAGTTTGAAGGATTTCAAGAGTTAAATAAAAGAATTAATGCGATTGAGGAAAAGTTAGAACAATGTATGAGTATAATGTTACAATCGTCAAAGTCGTAGACGGAGATACGGTAGATGTCGATATCGATTTAGGATTCGGCATGACATATAAGAAGCAGAGAGTTAGGATGTTAGGCATAGATACGCCTGAAAGTCGAACTCGTGATAAAGTCGAAAAGAAATTTGGTAAAGCATCAAAGGCTCATCTCAAAAAACTTCTTAGTAACTCAGAAAGAATTAGTCTAATTTCTCATGACAAAGGTAAGTTCGGTAGAATTCTAGGCGAACTCTATGGTCATTATGAAGAAGGACATCCAGTATTTGGTGGTTCTTTTAACATCAATCAACAAATGATTGACGATCATCATGCAGTAGAATATGATGGATCATCTAAAGAACTGATCGAAGAACAACACTTAAAAAACAGAGAGATTCTCCTAGAAAAAGGAGAAGTAGAACTATGACCATGTCACTTATGGATGTTTTCTATATTGGCATGTTTGTCATCATTTTCGGTTTCATTATTCATATCGAAACTAACATTAAGATTCTAATGGAGATGATGAAAGAACATGTCCGTTGTGAATCATTAGCAGATTTAAAAAAGTCACTTGATAAAGAATAAGTATTAGTGTAAACTAGTACTATTATTATAAATTATGAGAGGTGCAAATGAATTTTATCAAAGATTTAGTCAAAGCATCGGGTAATGAATATGCAAATATCGTTGCCGATGGTGTTGCGGCTGGTGATGTAGATAACTTCGTAGATAGTGGTTCTTACATCTTCAACGCATTATTATCAGGTTCACTTTATGGTGGCCTGCCTTCAAACAAAATCACCGCAATCGCAGGTGAATCAGCAACAGGTAAAACTTTCTTCGCATTGGGAATGTGCAAACAATTCTTAGAAGATAATCCTGAAGCTGCCGTAATCTATTTCGAATCAGAATCAGCGATCACAAAAGAAATGATCGAAGAGAGAGGAATAGATTCAAACAGAGTTGTTATCGTGCCTGTGGTAACAGTTCAAGAATTTCGTCATCAGGCAATCAACATTCTTGACAGATATTTGGAAACAGATGAGTCAGAGAGGCCTCCAATGATGTTTGTTCTCGATTCACTTGGTATGTTATCAACTACCAAAGAGATCGAAGATACAGCAGATGGTAAAGAGACTCGTGATATGACTCGTGCCCAAGTTGTTAAAGGTGCATTTAGAGTTCTGACATTGAAACTCGGTAGAGCAAAAGTGCCAATGATTGTAACCAATCACACTTATGATGTTATCGGTTCCATGTTCCCACAAAAAGAAATGGGTGGTGGTTCAGGTTTGAAGTATGCCGCCTCATCAATTATCTATCTTTCAAAAAGAAAAGAAAAAGAGGGTAGTGAAATCGTAGGAAATATTATACACTGTAAGAACGCCAAAAGCAGACTGACAGTTGAGAACAGAATGGTCGATGTGAGATTAACATACGACAAAGGTCTCGACAGATATTATGGTCTACTTGATTTGGCTCTCGCAAGTGGTGTCTTTAAGAAGTCATCAACTAGAGTCGAGTTGCCAAATGGTAAGACAGAGTTTGGTAAAACCATTAACAACAATCCAGAAAAGTACTTCACAGATGATGTGATGGAAAGACTAGAAGAGGTAGTAAAAGATTATTTCAAATATGGAAGCAAGAATAGAACAGACAATACTGAAGAACCTGATACAGAGTGAAGAGTTCACTCGTAAGGTAATTCCTTTTCTCAAGTCTGAGTATTTCACCGACTCCTCTGAGCAGTTAGTTTATCAACTAACAAGAGAGTACTTTGATAAGTACACAAAGAGTCCGACAGTTGAAGCACTTCTCATAAATCTTGACAAGAATACTTCATCGCCTGATAAAGTGATCGAGTCAGCACGACAACTGATTGGTAATCTCCAAGAAGCAGATGAGTCACCGTTAGAGTGGGTAGTCAATGAGACAGAACAATGGTGTAAAGATAGAGCAATCTATCTTGCAGTCATGTCGTCTATCGATGTTATCGATAAAAAGTCTCAGAGATCAACAGGTGAAATACCAGACTTACTTAAAGATGCGCTATCAGTGTCTTTTGATACACACATTGGTCACGATGTATTAGAAGACGCTGATGCCAGATTCGAGTTCTATAACAAAGAAGAAGAAAAGATTCCGTTTGATCTAGAATATTTCAACAAGATCACCAAAGGTGGTCTACCAAACAAAACACTTAACATTTGTCTTGCAGGTACAGGTGTTGGTAAATCTATGTTCATGTGTCATCCAGCCTCATCTTGTTTACTCATGGGTAAGAATGTGTTGTATCTCACCATGGAAATGAGTGAAGAAAAGATTGCAGAAAGAATCGATGCAAACACACTGAACATTCCAATCAAAGAGATTCCCGATCTATCACAAAAACAATTTACAACCAAGATTGATAGACTTAAAAATAAGACAGCAGGTAAACTGATTGTCAAAGAATATCCAACTGCATCTGCTCATGTTGGCCATTTCAGACATCTATTACAAGAACTAGATATCAAGAAAGACTTTAGACCAGATATTATCTTCATTGACTATCTAAACATTTGTGCATCATATCGTATTCGTCCTGGTGCTGGTGCAAACTCTTACACACTAGTCAAGAGTATTGCAGACGAACTTCGTGGTCTTGCCGTAGAGTTTGATGTGCCAATCGTAAGTGCAACTCAGACTACAAGATCAGGTTATGGTTCAACAGATATCGGTCTCGAAGATACTTCCGAGTCCTTTGGTCTGCCTGCAACTGCCGACTTGATGTTCGCCTTGATCACTTCAGATGAACTTGAAGACTTAGATCAGATGGTCGTTAAACAGTTAAAAAACAGATATAATGATCCAACAATCTTCAAACGATTTGTCATCGGTGTCGACAGATCAAGAATGAAGTTTTATGATGTAGAACAAGAGGCACAAGAAGAGTTGATCGACAGTGCTGAAGTGAACGATGATACACCGATCTTTGATAAAGGTCAGAGTTCAAAATATAGTGACTTTAAAATATAATTATGGAACCATTTGTACAAAAACAATACGATGAATATCAAGCAAATTATGTAGAGAAAGATGTTCTCTCTAAAGATGAGTTGCGAGAACTGATCATCAAAGACCTATCTCAGGTCTCACAAATGGGTGTTGAAGAGTACACACTTTATCAGAAGTGGTTAGAAATTCAAATGAAATATCCAACTCAAGAGACATCTACATTGTTCGGCGTAGAACAACAACTTACAAATCCAGAACATGACAAGTTGATTACAGAATCAAAGAACAACATTTGGTTTCCAGAAGACCCAATGGACTTTGAGAAGTTACAACCAGAACTCGTGTACACCGACAGTATCAAAGATAATCAATCGGCAGGTACATTGATTGAGAAATGGAATTGTGTAAGAACTATGACTTCTACTATGAAGAACAGTTCAAACATTGGTCGTAACTTACATTACATTGTAAGAGATAAAGTATCAGGCAAGTATCT